TAGCAGGTATTATCACTAGGTACTACGATAAGACCACTAGAAAGAAGGTTATGGCTAATGAGTTTGGTGTGGGTGGACACGGACTTGATGCTTATAAATCAGTAGCCCTTAATGGACCTGAACACGGAGCACATATACTTATGACACCTCAAACAGGTAAAACTCAAATGGGAGAATTAGATAGTAAGATTGTAGTAGAAAATACTATCCTACCTAGACTACACGGACACACTATGGAGAGTGCACAGAAACTTGTTATGGATGCATACGAACACATACATTCTGGTACTGGCTCTAGTATGTCTACTAGAAAAGCCAATGCTATTAATATGATACTTGGTGAATATGACTTAAGTAAAGTAAGCCCAGCACAATATAAAAATGTTAAACATAGAGTAGATGGTATTGTTAATGCATTAGCAGATTTCCCTGATGGAATAGATAAATCAAATGCTAAATGGTTAGATAGATTTATAAATGTTATAGACAAAAAACCTGTCTACGATGATGGTATGATAACTCATTCAATGAGTAGAAAGGTAAGAGCATTCAACTCTATCACACTACTATCTTGGACAACTCTAACATCTATACCTGATATTGTTTTACCAGCAGTTAGAAGTGGAAACTTCTTGGCTTGGGCTAAAGCGTGGAGACAAGGGATGTTATCAGACCCTTCATACAGACAAGCCAGTAAAGATATAGGTGTTGGTATTGAGAATTTAGTTCACGATAGAATGACACATATGGCTGGTGAAGAAAGCCAACAGTTCTCTAATGCATTCTTTAATGCAACAATGTTAACTCCTTGGACAAATTTCCAAAGAGAAATATCAGCATTGGTAGGCTTCAATGCATTTAAAGCTGAAGCAGATAAAGCATCTCGTTTAATGAGAGCAGGAGATACAACTTCTACATCATTTAAAAACTCTATGCGTTTCTTAGAAAGATATGGATTATCTGAATACGCAGGTGAGGGTAAAACTTTAGGAGATATAAGAGCACACGTGGCTGATGATAAAATCAGATACGCAGTTATGAGATTTGTAAATGAAAGTATATTTACACCAGACCCTAATGATGTACCTACTTGGGCACAATCACCTTGGGGTGCTATGGTATTCCAACTTAAATCTTTCCCATTAATGATGGGTAGAATGGCTAAGTACACATTAGACGAAGCAGGTATTACAGGTAAATTACCATTAGGTTCTAATATGAAACCTTTAATGGCACTAGCAACTGTTGCTCCTATCTTTGGTGCACTAGCTAACGCTACTAAAGATGTAGTTTTACAACGTGGTACTCCAGATGAAGAGACGGGAGAAGATAGAATATTCAGACAAAGACTAGCATCTAAACAAATATGGGGTAAATTAGCACAAGAAATATTTGGTGCTGATGTTGATAACTGGGCAACAGACGAAGATAGTTTAAATGCTCTTATGGGTTCTTACTGGGAAGGTGTACTAGCGATGGGTGGTCTTGGTCTTGTGGCTGAGATGTTACATAACTCTGCAGCACAAATAGATAATGGTTCATATGGTAGAGAAAGAATATTCAGTACCATTGGTGGTCCTGCTATCGGAGCCGCACAAGACGGATTAAAAATTTTAGAAGGTGGTTACTCTTCTATCGCAGACGATGGTGGAAGTAACGCTAAAGAAAGAACTGCTATACGTTCAATGATAAGAAGAGTTCCAGTACTAGGTGGTATGAAGGGTAGTACCGAAAGCCTAGTAGATGGTATCGCAGGTGAAAGAACATCTGGTTCATCTGGTGGTTCTTATAAAACTTTGGCAGAAAGATTAGAGGCTCAATATAAAGGTGAGACATCAATAGAGGGAAGTATTGCGAAAGCATTAGCTAAATATGGGAAACAGTAGTGGTATTTGCAGAAGTTCTGACAGGAATTGCATTAGTCAATTCAGCAACCAAGGCAATCAAGGAGTTGGTTGGTAGTGCTAACGATGTTAGTGCTTTAGCAAAACACATAGATAATCTATTCGATGGGGAGAAACAGATACAAAAAAAAAGAATGGGTAAGTATAAATCTCTTGACCCATTCTCACATACATCAGTAGCAGAAGAAACCATCAATGCTAAACTTGCTCAAGAACAGTTGCAGGAAATAGCAACGCTAATAGATTATCGCTTTGGACACGGTACTTGGGCTGGAATTATTGCAGAACGGGCTAGACGAATAAGAGAAGCGAAGGAAGCAGAAGCCAGACGAAGGGTAGCACACCGTAAAAAGATGGAGGAAGTTAATACTTGGGTAGTAACTATTCTAACCATAGTGGGTGCGACAGCAGTATTAATTTTAGCTATACTGTTATTTAAAAAAGGAATGTGAATATGAATAATTTTGGTAATAGATTAAATGAGTTATATGCTAATCAAGGACAGATGGCTAATGTGCGACCTGTACCTATGCCTACAATACAACCAGACCCAAATGCTATACCACCTGTAGATATGCCAATGATAGAGCCAGACCCTAATGCAGTTCCTCCTGTGCCAATGCCACAGATAGGTCCAGAGGGTATGATGGATAATATGAGTGAAGAAGATATACAGAACATTGTTAATATGTTTAGACAATATATGAACAAAGCTCCACAGTTAGGAGTTCCAGAAGAACAATCACAAGGAAGTCTAGAAGATATTATAGGTAAAGCTGTGATGGAATATATGGGTGCACAGGGAGGTCAATAGTGGACTTCGAACAGTTAGCTAAATACTTAAAGGTTTATGCAGAGGGTGGTGGAGACCTATCATACCAACAGCAGCCTTCAGGAGTTAAGACGAAAGATTTTAGTATGGATGCTGGAGTAGAAGCATCAATCCCAATAGATAAATTAATACAAGAGGCTATGTTAAGGTTGTCTGCAAGTGGATATGCTTATGATGGTGGAGTAAAATTCCCCCAAGAATGGCAACAATATGGAGCACCTCCTAAGATTGAATACGGAGATAAAGTAGTAGATAATCTAGGTGTTGGCTTTGATAAAGGTGGTCATAGTTTTGATTTTAATTACAACCCAGAAACTAATAGCAAACACTTTAACTGGAAATTTAGGAAAACTTTTTAATGATGGCTTTTGTTAGAGCGATGGAAATGATTAGAGGCTCGTGCGAAAAAGCTCTCTCTCCACACCTCTCCTACGTACTAATCCTTTTAGTATGCGTCCTCCTGCTTTTCGCCATTTAGGAAATTCATCAGAGGCTCCAAGATATTCACCACGATTTAATTTCATACGCATAGTAGAACTTTGGAAGTTCCCACTACCCACATTAAATATAAAAGAACATAGAGCAGAGAACATATTCTCATCTATCTCAGCAGTAACTAACTTTCCTATTGCGTGATAACAATGAGTTAACTCTCGTCTTAATAGGTTCTCACCTTCTTCTTCTGTGATAGGAGGTTGGTCTTTAGTAATAGATTTACCATTCATATCCCAAGTACTTCCGTAACCTATAGTCCAGCGATTAGCTGGACATAGGTATACAGACGAGGAATAACCTTCAAAAGATTTTATGATATCTAATCCTTCTTGGTTTATAACCATTAGAACAAAATCATTCCAACAACAAAACCAATAGCAAAACCTATGATACCTTCTCTGTAATACAGAGATTGTGTAGATACCCAAGTTTTCCAATCAGCGATAGTCTTACCAAATATTTTCATATTACTTCCTATTAAAACTTCTTTGACCAAACCAGAATGAAACAACTGCTGCCCATACTGCTTGTATTTCGTTTGACCAAATACGATTATACATCTCTAGATTGACCCAATCGAAAGCCAACATAAAGGTTAATAACATAAACTCAATAAACAATAAGTACGTCATAATGGGTCTCACACTTGCTGACAAGTTGACTACCCACGTACTAGACTTCATTGTCATTTGAGCTTGGTTTTTTTGTAATGCTTCAGTCTCTCTAATGTCTGCTTCGACATTCATAAACTGTAGCTTCTGCTCACCCAACTTGACTTTATGCTCAAGTTGTTTATCCATCAGTCTTAGCTCGTGAGCTTGGTCTCTTTTCTCTTCGAAAAAACTTAATACTTTGGGAAGGAAGGAGGTACCGAAACCTAAAACTGAACCTAGTAATGATAACATTTATTTCTCCAATGTGTTAAACAACGGTGCATCCTTATAAAGTCTTTCCTCTGCTATTTTAACATAGTCTTTATTTAATTCAATCACAGTTGCGTCTCTATTATTACGGTCAGATACTAG